TGCAGCTACTCAGAGTGGAGTTTCACATGCGGAGGATTGTGGTCTCCGCGACTCCAACCGCGTTTACGAATACCGCATCGGTGTCCGGTCTGTCTCCGGTCATAGGAGGTCAGGTGCAGTCTCTGTCGCAGCAGCTGACCTCTCAGATAGCGAGCACGGGTATTCCAATACCCTCGCAGTCGCTGTCCAACCAATTGACACAGCAGATTCTCGGGCTGGCGCACTGACCATGCAGATCATACCTGTCCAAGACGTGCCTGCGCAGACCTTCGACATCTTGTTGGGCGGGCAGCAATGCACGATCAACATCTACCAGAAGTCGACCGGACTGTACCTCGACGTCTCAGAGACTGGAGTTCCGGTCGTGGCGGGTGTGGCTTGCCAGAACCTGAACCGGATTGTTCGGGATGAATACTTGGGATTCACAGGAGACTTGATTTGGCAGGATACTCAGGGCTCGAGCGATCCAACGAGCCCGGGTCTAGGGGCGAGGTATCAGCTTTACTACCTCGAAGCCGCTGACGTAGCGGCGATACTTGCGGCGAACCCACTGGCATGAGCTTCAAGAGACGCGCCATCCAGCTCACGTTCCAGCTCGCGCAAGGGGCCACCTTCAAAGAGAGCGGAACAAACGAGCTGACTCTGCCCCAAGGGCTGCGCATCAGTGCGAACATTTCCGCCCTCGGTGGGGTGTCGATGTCCCACGCCGAGGTTCGGGTCTACGGTCTCACGCTGTCGCACATGAACGCTCTGGGCCGCTACGTTCGGCTCGCGGACGGCCGGCTTATCCAGCAGCTCAACAACCTCATCATCAAGGCGGGCAACTACGGGGAGACTCTGCAAACCGTCTTCCAGGGACAAATCCAAATCTCGAACATCCAGATGGGAGGGGTGCCCGACGCGGTGCTGGAGCTGTCTGCTTACGCGGGTTCGTTCGCTGCGGTGCAGATGATCCCACCGACCAGCTACTCGGTGCCGTTCACCGTAGAGGGTGCGCTATCCGATCTCGCGGCCACTGGGGGCTATGCCTTCTACAACTACGGGGTCTCGAAGCAGTTTGATCGGGGCTACTACTGGGGCACGGTGCGCGAACAGATGCTTCAGATTGTGCATGATGCAGACATCGAGTGGAACGGGTTGCAATTCGGAACGCTAGAGATCTGGCCCAAGGGTGGTGGACGGGAGGGATTGATATCACTCATTTCCCCGGAGACCGGCTTGGTAGGCTACCCCACGAACTTCGAGATCGGGGTCGCCGTGTTGACAGAGTTCAATGGGAACCTACGTCAAGGAGGGCTGTGCGAAGTTCGGAGCAGCTTGGGGTTCGCGAACGGTGCCAAGTATCGAATCACCAAGGTGGACCACGAGCTCGAGAGTGAGATGCCGAACGGCCGCTGGTTCACCGCGATACACGGGTTCCCAATGGATTCAGACCTTTTCAGCCCGCAGAAGCCACAATGACCACCGCTACCGACACCGGCTATCAGAGCTTCCTCGATCTCCTTAGCGACTTCGAGGCGATGAACACCCACATCCAGTCGGTCGTGGCCCGTATGGCGACCGCAACACTGGTTCAGGTCAAGGCTTGCACGAACAGCGGGGGACTTGCTCCGTTCGGGTTCGTGGACATTCTGCCTCTCGTGAACATCCTCAATGGAGCTGGCATTGCGACCAAGCACGCGGTCATCTATCACTGCCCGTACTACCGCGCGCAGGGCGGGCAGAACGCAATCATCCTGGATCCGCAGGAGGGGGACATTGGAATCGCGGTGTTTGCGAGCCGGGACATTTCGGCGGTCAAGGCAACGCAGGCGCAGTCGAACCCCGGCAGTCGCCGACTCTTTGACATGGCCGATGCCTTGTATATCGGTGGGCTGCTGAACGGGGTGCCAAACCAGTTCGTGAGGTTCTCGACGGACGGAATCCACCTTCAGTCGCCCACCCTAATCGAGCTGGACGCGCCGGACATCAAGCTGGTAGCGCCCACGATTGAGCTGAACGGGAGTACCTCTATCGGGATAACCACCGCGCAGCTCAACATCAATGCGACGGCGACCACCTGGACCGGAGCCATCGTGAACAACGGGCATCACATCGACAGTACGCATACCCACGGCGGTATCCAGCCGGGTGGAAGTAACACGAACGTCCCGAACGTATGAGCACACTCAGATGTCGACCCTCTACTTAGATCCGACTACCTGGGACCTTGTCCTGGATGCGAACGGCAACATTGCGGTCGCTACGGAACCGTATTCGCTAGCACAGGACGCAGCGAGCCAGCTACGCACCTTCAAGGGTGAAGTCTTCTATGACACAACACAAGGGATCGACTACTTCGGACTCGTACTTTCTCAGCCGCTGAATCTGGCACTGCTTCGTTCCCTGTTGACAGACGCGGCCCTCGCGGTTCCAGGGATAGTCGCGGCGCAGGTGTTCCTCTCGGACATTAGCGGGCGCACGGTTCACGGTCAGGTTCAAATAACCGACACAGACGGCACGATTGCCGCAGCGAGCTTCTGATGCCAACCAATGTTCCTTCCCCAGTCTTCGGGCCTGCCGGGTTTTCGGTGCCCACTGAGCAGGCGATTCTTGCCGGCAGGCAGCTCGACTACCAGTCTGCGTTCGGCGCGCAGCTGAGCCTCGCGCTGACCACACCGCAGGGCCAGCTGATGCAGAGTGACACAGCCTGCATCGGCGACAAGAATGACAAGTTCTTGCAGGTTGTGAACGGCATGGACCCGGCGCTCAACTCCGGACGGATGCAGGACGCCATTGGCCGCATCTACTACCTGAAGCGCCTGCCCGCCCAATCCACCGTCGTCACCGCAACGTGCTACGGGCTCACGGGAACAGTCATCCCGATCAACGCGCAGGCTGTGGACCAAGCGGGCAACGTTTACCTCTGCGTCTCCGGGGGCACCATTCCGGCAGCGGGAAACATCACGCTCGAGTTCGCGTGCGCGCAGGTTGGTCTAACCTTCTGCCCCATCGGATTCCTCAATTCAATCTACAAAGCTATTCCCGGGTGGGACTCCATCAACAATCTGGTCGCGGGTGTGGTTGGCACAAACGTAGAGACGCAATACGCCTTCGAGTCCCGTCGTCAGCAATCCGTCGCGGTCAACGCGCAAGGCACGTCTCCAGCGGTGCTCGGGGCGATACTGGGCGTGCCGGGTGTGCTGGATGCCTATGTCCTCGACAATCAAAGCAATACGCAAGCCGGAGCATCGTTCACCGGCTCAATCGCCACAACGGTCCTCACGGTTGCCGCTTCCCCCGCGCCCGTAGGCACGCTCGCCATCGGCCAGACCGTAGTGGGTCCAGGGGTTGCGCAGTCCACGACCATCGTTGCCTTCCTGACCGGCACGGGCGGGGCCGGTACCTACACCGTGAGTATTTCGCAGAGCGTTGCCTCTGAGGCAATGACCTCCGGTCCGGGCGGTCAGATAATTCCAGCGAACTCCCTCTACTGCTGTGTAGCTGGAGGCTCGCCCGCTGCGGTTGCGCAGGCAATCTGGACGAAGAAGGGTCCCGGAGCTCCGACAGCCGGCAACACGACGCAGGTCGTCTATGACACAGTATCGGGCTACCTGCCCCCGCTGCCTTCGTACAACGTCAACTTCCAAACACCTGCCGCGATCGCGATACTGTTCGCGATCTCGATGCAGAACAACCCGAACGTCCCGTCGAACGCGATCTCCCTGGTTCAGAACGCGGTCACTGCATCCTTCAACGGGCTCGATGGCGGGCCGCGCGCTCGGATAGGAGCGTGGCTGCTGGCGTCCCGCTTCTACCAGAACATCGCGGCCCTTGGTTCGTGGGCGGTTATCTATTCCATCCAGGTGGGCGTCGGGGCATCGGCGAACCAGAACTCGCTGCTGATACAGATCAACCAAGTGCCCACGCTGGCAGCAAATAACATCACGGTGACGTTCCTATGAGCGACTTCGACGACCTTGCCGGCCCGGATGTACTTGGGCAGGATCAGGCCTCCTCGAACTTCGTTACGAACGCTCCGGTGCAGTTCGCGACCGGCGACGGAATCACGCCTCAGTTCTGGCTCGCGCCCGACAGTCAGGACATCATCTCGTGCAACGTGTTTGCGCTGTGGCGCAAGGACTGGCAAGGCAACCTTCAACTCTCTACGACTCCGCGCACGAACCTGCTTCTTCAGTCGCAGGCGTTCCTTCAAGCTCCGTGGGCAACGCTTGGAAGTGTGAACCTTACCGGGGCCGCAGCCGTTGCGCCGGATGGCTCGCTGACCGCGAAGCTCGTGGCGCAGAGCGCCAATGGCTCCTCCCTCTACCAGGATGTTCCGTTCTCGGGTGGGCAGCAAGCCGCAGCGTCTGTCTTCATTGCGCCTGCCACGGCAACCGCACTCCAGCTGACCCTCTGGTGGTTCACGGGCGGTGTCGCGCAGGAAGTCTCCGCCACGTTCAACCCCTCGACGGGGGTGCTCGTGCCGAACGGCGGTTCTCCTGGGACCACGCTGGCGCACTACGCGGTCATTCCTTTGGCTGGCGGGTGGTATCGAATCGCGGTGGGTGGGGTTGGCAACGACACAAGCAATACGAAGGCGCGGTTCCAGATCTACGACAACTCCGGAACGGTGTCCTCGTACTATGTGTGGGGCGCGCAGCTTGAGGCCGGCATCTTGCAGACTTCGTACATCCCGACGGAGCTTACTCAGGACACTATCACCGATTACAGCGTAGATACGCTTCTGGGCCTTATCACGTTTGGTCAGATCCCAGTGCTCGGCGCCGCGCTCACGTGGATGGGGAACTACATCTACGTCACCGCGGAAGAGCCGGCATGGGATCCGCCTCTGATGTCGCAGTACGCGAACAGTCCGGTCATTACCGGCCTGATGCAATCCTTCGCGGAGGCAATA